AGCAGCGCCGAAAAGAAGATCGACGCCGCGGTGGCCACCATCCTGGCCATGAGCCGGGCCATGGTGGGCGCGGGCGAAGACAGCTTTGAAGAGTTCCTCAACGCGCCGGTGATGACCTGACCATGGGCTTGATCACTTCCATCCGTGGTTGGTTTGGCCGGGGCGGCGCGCTTGCTGAACGCAGCGGCGCCCAGTCGGCCACGCCGTCCACCGCTCTGGTGTCCGACACCGCGAACATTGCCGCCGACGGCGCGCTGCAGATCAGCACCGTATGGGCGTGCATTGACCGCCGGGCCAACATCGTGGCCTCGCTGCCGTTCTTCGTCTACGAGCAGAACAACGGCCGGCGCGAGCTGGCCCGCGCGGCCCGGCTGTATGCCCTGCTGCACGACAGCCCCAACGCCCGCATGACGCCCTTTGAGTTCTGGCGCGCCATGATGATGAACCACGATCTGCGCGGCAACGCCTACGCCCGCATAGACCGTGACGCCACAGGCGAAGCCATTGCCCTGTGGCCCATGCCGGCTGACCAGGTGCAGCCCGTGGTGCTGGACGACGCCACCATGGTGTACCAGTACCAGATCGACAGCGACGTGGCCGTGTTCGCGGCTGAGAACGTGCTGCACCTGAAGGGCTTGGGCAATGGCACCGTGGGCCTGTCCAAGCTGGAATTCATGCGCGCCACCACCGACGAGAGCGCCAAGGCCCAAGCATCGGCCAGCAAGATCTTCGGCAACGGCGGCAAGCCCACCGGCGTCTTGATGCTGGACAAGGTCCTGAGCAAAGAACAGCGCGGCGCGCTGGCTGAACGCTTCGCGGAAATGACGCAGGGCAACGTGTCGCGCCTGTACGTGCTCGAAGCGGCCATGAAGTACCAGCAGCTCAGCATCAGCCCCGAGGACCAGCAGCTGCTGGAGACCAGGCGCTTCAGCGTCGAGGAAATCTGCCGCTGGTTTGACGTGCCGCCGGTGCTGGTGCACCACGACAACGTCACCACCTGGGGCAGTGGCGTGGAACAGATCGTGGACGGCTTCTACAAGCTGGCCGTGCGGCCCATGCTGGTCAACATCGAGCAGGCCACCCGCAAGCGCGTGATGACACCGCGCCAGCGCGCCACCATGTCGGTGGAATTCAGCCTGGACGCGCTGCTGCGGGCCAGCGCTGCCGCCCGGGCAGACCTCTACGCCAAGCTGGTGCAGAACGGCCTGAAGACCCGCAACGAATGCCGGCAGCTTGAGAACGACCCGCCAGATCCGTCACCCTTGGCCAACGCCTTGACCGTCCAGTCCAACCTGCTGCCGATCTCCATGCTCGGCACTCAAACCGGAGGCACCCATGCTCCTGCGCAAGACCCTATCGCTCAGTGACGTCCAGCTGAAGGTTGACGACGCCGGCACCGGCCGCTTCAGTGGCTACGCCAGCAAGTTCGGCGGTGTTGACGCCAGCGGCGACACCATCGTGCGTGGCGCCTTTGACTACACCCTGCGCACCCACGGCAAGCCCAAGATGTTCCTGGAACACGCGCCGTTTACCGGTGCGGCGGGTGCTGCAGCGCTGCCCATTGGCCTGTACCCGGTGTGCAGGGAAGACGACATCGGCTTGTATGTCGAAGGCGAACTGACGCCCGGCATGAGCCTGTCCGGTGATGTGCGGGCAGCCATGAAGCACGGCACGCTCGACGGCTTGTCCATCGGCGGCATGATCAAGAAGGGCGACTACGAAGAGACCGAAGGCGGCCGCGTCATCCGGCGCTGGACCAGGTTGATCGAGATCAGCCCCGTGGCCTTCCCCATGGACTCTGCGGCCCGTATTGACCTGGGCAGCGTCAAGAGCGCCGACCTGGCCGAAGCCATCAACGAAATCGAAAGTGTCCGAGATCTGGAGCGCTTCCTGCGGGATGCAGGCGGCCTCACCAAAGGGGCCGCCACTGCGCTGGTGGCCCGCGCCAAGGCTGTGATGGGTGTTCAGGGGGAGCCTGAACCCGAGAGCGCCGAGGCGAAGGCACTGCAGCTCGTGAGCGTGAGGCTTCGCCTCCTGTCCATGGCCGCATAAGCGCGCATCCCGTCAGAAACCGTGGCCGCCCAAGGGCGGCCTTCTTCATTCCCGAAAGGAAAATCATGTCTCTCGAAGCAATCCTGAAGGCCTGCGAAGGCATCGAAGCCAAGCTCAAGTCTGTCAGCGAAAAGGCCGACGGCGAGCTGGCCACTCTGGGCAAGGTCACCGGCGACACCAAGACCGCCATGGAAACGCTGGGCACCGAGCAGCGCGTGCTGGCCGACCGCATCCTGCAACTGGAGCAGAAGGGCACCTCGCACGACGCCGACAAGCCCAAGGCCGACAGCTGGGGCGCCCAGGTCATCAAGTCCAGCGGCTACAGCGCCTTTGCCGGCGGCCATGCCCAGAAGATGCGCGTGGAAGTCAAGAACACGCTCACCGGCAGCGACACCAACGTGGCCCCTGCCCGCATGCCTGGTGTGGTGGGCGGCGCCTTCCAGCCGCTCAGCCTGGAGCAGTTCCTGCCCAGCATGGCGACCAGCAGCAACGCCATTGAGTTCACGCGCGAAAACGTGTTCACCAACTCGGCGGCTGAAGCGGCCGAAGGCGCGGCGAAGGCCGAGTCCAGCCTCACCTGGACGCTGGTCAACATGCCTGTCAGCACCGTGGCGCACTGGATCAAGATCAGCCGCCAGCTGGCCGCTGACAACGCCCAGTTGGCTGCCTACGTGGACACCCGCATGCGCTACGGCGTGAACCTGAAGGTGGAAACGCAGCTCGGCGCCGGCGACGGCGTGGCCCCCAACATCAGCGGTGTGATGGACACCGGCAACTTCACCGCCCACGGCTACACCAACGCCGCGTTGACCGCCATCAGCGCCACGTTCAAGAAGCTGGTGCTGATCCGCAAGATGCTGGCCGACAGCTGGGCCGCTGGCTTCCCTGCCGACGGCATCCTGCTGAATCCGGCCGACTGGGCCACCATCGAGATCGAGCTGCTGACCACGGCCGCCGGCCAGACGCTGTACAGCGTCAGCGACGGTGGCGTGCCGCGCCTGTTCGGCGTGCCGGTGATCCAGTCCATCGGCATGACGGCCGACAACGTGGCGGTGGGTGCCTTCGGCCAGGCCTACATGGTGCACAACCGTGAAGGCGTGGTGGTGGAGCTGAGCGACAGCGACAGCGACAACTTCACCAAGAACCTCATCACCATCCGCGCCGAGCGCCGCCTGGCCCTGGCCACCGAGCGTCCGGCGGCTGTGCGCGCTGGCGACCTGACCCCGGCCTAAGCCGGACCTGGCCGGCAGTACAGACGCCTGTGCTGCCGGCCATCCACCGCATGCAAGTGCAGATCAAGTTCACCCGGGTGGGATCGTCCCAGGTGTTTGGCAACTTTGGCCCGGGTGACCTGTTGCGTTGCTCGGCTGCGGAGGCCCGGCACTTTGTCGAAACCGTCGGGTGTGCGGCCTACGCGGATGCCAAGCCGCTGCAGGCCGTGCCCACCACCACCGCGTCCCGCCGCAAGCGCGCATCGCAAAAGGAATCTCAACCGTGACCATTCAACTGCTGCAAGCCTGGAACGGCTACAAGCCTGGGATCTATTCGAGCATGGGGGACACCGAAGAAGCGCGGCTCGTCGGCATTGGTCTCGCGCGCTTTTGGAATTCCTTGACCGACAACCCAGCGGGCGACGATGTGCTGAACTTTCGGCAAGCCGCCGCGGTGGCCCGCGCGGTGCGGGGGCCGGTGATCGACCAGGCGGCCGACATCCTACCCACCCATATCCCCGTCCTGTCCCCCGAGCGCCATGTCTCCATGGGCTCTATCGTTTCGGGCTCGCTGACGGCCACCTACGACGCTGCAACCAGCGAGCGCGGACGCGGGTCCATCAAGCTGGCCCGCGCCGGGTCAACCACGTCGGCAACAGTCAACATTCCCCTGACGGCCGGCGCCGAGTTCCCGTCAACCGCCTTCAAGATCGGCGCCCGCGTGCATGTCCGCATTCGGTGCGACGACTGGTCGCAGATCCAGCGGCTGTACAT